ATGCCAAGCTAGCCTCAGCGCGGGCATAACGTTGGTAGTCGATATCCAATAACCTGGTAGCCGGCTGAACTTGGCCGGCCAACACCTCATCGAGCCACGCTTCCACTCCTTCGCCTGTAAGTGGGCTCATATACCGGATAGGTGACCCGCCTAGTTGAGGAAACTCGTGGTACAGGTCTGACTTAGTGAAGCAGATCAGGTCCGCCTCCTCGCACTGCTTCTGGAATAGGAAAACCAAATCCGTATCCGCATTTTGCCCAGTCATCTCTCTCGCGCGTTCCGGATCCACCAGGACGGTGAAAGGCGCGAGGCAGACAAGCCCCTGGTAATCCGTTCTCAACGGTCTTAGAGTGGTGGCGGAAATGTCCGTGCAACTCCCCACGGCTTCCGCAAAGATCACCGAAGGCGCGTGTTCACGAATCCGTTCGACAGCTTCAATGAGGCCGGCGAACCGGCAGCAGAAGCAGCCTCCGGTCACCTGATCCGCGTCGACTCCACTTTCGTGTACGAATTGGGTGTCTACCAATTCCGAACCTTGGTCGTTCAGAATGGCGGCGGATTTAAGGCCGCGGGCATGAAGCACGCGCGCAGCCGCGAGGATGAGAGTCGTCTTCCCCGCCCCGAGAAATCCACCCAGAGGGATCAGCACTGGAGTTTGGTTCATGGAATTACTCCGAAGCATGATGAAATCACAGCATGTCAGCTCTTGAAGAAGAACTCGCAATCCGCTTGTAATCAATAACTTCGTGGCGGAACTAAAGCCACGGTCACTGCTCCGCCGTTCCTTTTCTGCAAAGACCCGTTCAACGGTTCCCCGGGCTAGCAGGCAATTAAAGATCTTGTCTGTCCGGCTTCCGGAGCAGGAGGCTCGCAGGTTCAAGAGTATCGCACCCGACGCGGCGTGAGCGTTCAAGCATCTTTCCACGAAGCTCGTTGTCGAACGCCTTGATGTCCAGATCTCAAAGTGATGAGGAGAGCCAATTCGAATTGGCGAAAGACCGGATCGAGATGTTTGGCTCCCGGTGTCCGCGTGCGTGACATGGATCTGTAATCGAGCCGCGCGGCAAATACCGAGCGTGCGCATTCCGTTCTGCCGGATCACCACTGATAAGCTGTGGCCCTAGAGGAGAAAATGACGCCGCAATTTGGAAACGCCTGCTTACCCGACTCGCGGAACTACCGGCGGAACGCCAGTAATGTGCGGCGGCGGGATCTGCGGCTCGATGTATAAGCACGGAAACGGGATGGCCGTGATCGTGGCTCTACCCAAATCTGCCCGCTCCCGGCCTTTTTCGTCCACGCCACTGCGTGTCCCGTATGGAACCGGAAGGCGGGTCCTCTGAACATTAACCTGACGCGGACGCTTGCTGAATAGTCGCTCCCCGCCGCCGCGGGAACTGGTGATAAACTCGACAATCCTACCGTGTCGACTGCCCGGTGGAGGCGACTACAATCCCTACACCCATAACGCATCCCAGGCCAGATTCACAAACGGGCTCGAAGCACCAACTAACAACCGGGCTCTGTTCCGCGGCGCGGCTGAAACCACCCTATTCACTTAAGCTTACGCGCCCTTTTTTCATCCACGCCACTGCGGGTCCCGTAGGGACCCGGAATGCGATTCACAATTATTTTATGACTTTATCTCGTTTAATCACTATCACTTAACTGAATCCCGTAATAATTCGAGCCTAACCACAGGGTACTTTGTGAACGAGAGAGTTGACCGGGCGGCCGGAACCGCGAACAGCGCGGACAACTTAGGCTCTCTCAGGGAGGCGACATGGCCGGTAACAACGAAACCCACGAACTGCGTAGATCAGAAGAGAGGTCCGGAGAAAAACGGAAAGGCAGCGGTTACGCCAACCAAGTGGAGTTAGTGCAGAGCCTGATCGACGGCGCCTGCACAGAGGACGAGGCGGCCAGGACGATTAGAGACACCAAGTCGACGATTTCAACCGCGGATCTCATCCGTCTGATGCAATTCCAGCGCGAGATGGTCAAAGAACAACCCGTGGACATTGTGGAGATGAGATGGATCGATCCCCCGAAGAGACAATGATCCGCGAGAGGAATATCAAGTATGCCCCTCTTGCGTCGCAACAGAAGTTCCACGATTCCGACGCACGCTTCAAAGGTTTCTCGGGACCTATCGGTTCGGGAAAGAGTCAGGCATTGGTCCACCAGGCCATCATGATGTGCGTGAAGAACCCAGGTTGCACGGGGCTCCTCGGAGCCCCGACGTTTCAAATGCTGCGCGATGCAACCCAGAAGGCGCTTTTCGATGCGCTGGAGGCCAACGGTGTGCCCTTCAGCTTCAACAAAGCCGAAGGCGCTCTGCAGATTCTGGAATCGCGATCGACCATATTACTTCGCTCTCTGGAAGATTTTGAGCACTTAAGAGGAACTAACTTAGCATGGTTCGGGGTGGACGAACTTTCGTACACCCACGAAGAGGCGTGGCTGCGGCTGGAGGGTCGTCTGCGCGATCCGCTCGCGACGCAACTCTGTGGGTTTGCCGCATGGACTCCCAAGGGATTCGATTGGGTATACCGACGCTTCGTTCAGGATGAAAGCGGTTCTTATGATGTCATCCGTGCGAAGCCGTTCGAGAATTCCAAATTACTGGACGCCGTTCCTGACTTTTACGACCGGTTGAGAAAGACCTACGACGAGCTTTTCTATCAGCAGGAAGTTCTCGGTGAATACATCAACCAAGCCGGGGGCAAGGTCTACCGCAATTTCTTGCGGGAGACTCACCTTCGAGTGTGCGAGATCGATCCTGGTAGGCCGCTGCTATGGGCTCTCGATTTCAACGTCAATCCCATGTGTTCCATCATCGCGCAGATCAATGGCGAGAGGGCTACGGTGCTCGACGAAATCCAAATTAACGACGCGACCACCGAGGATGCTTGCCAGGAATTCGCGGGCCGCTACAAAAACTTCGTGCGCAACCTGCGCATCTACGGAGATGCTTCCGGAGACAGCAGGCAAACCTCAGGCTCTACGGACTATGGGATTATCCGGGAGTTTTTCTGGAAACACTTCGGGTGTCACCCCTCGCAACAGGTGCCGGAGAAAAACCCGATGGTGCGCGACCGGGTCTCGCTGCTGAACGCGAGGCTCCTGAATGCCGACGGCGAGACCAATCTCTTCGTCGATCCGAGATGTAAGGGCCTGATCGCCGATTTCGAGGAGCTCAGTTACAAGGAAGGCTCCATGATTCCGGATAAAGACAAAGATTACAGGCGGTCGCACTTATCCGACGCGCTGGGTTATTTGCTGTGGCAGGAGTGCAAACTGGCGCCGATCCAGACGCCGAAAGGAAGAATGTTCTGATGGCTGCCCAACTAGGGAACAACGGATTGAGTAGTAACGGTTTCATAACCAGGGAACATCCCGAATACGCGCGTACCCGGGAGAGCCGGCGCATGTATCGGGATCTCTATGAGGGAGGGGAAAGGTTTAACTCCAACGCCTCATATTACCTGGTGCGCCGGCACAAGGAGCCCAACGATATTTACTTCGAACGGCTCCTGCGCGTGTTCTATCAGAACTATGCTGGCTCCATCATCGATTGGTACACCGCGACCCTGTTTCGCCGCGAGCCCGCCATTCAATTCAGCGGAGACAACGAAGCCGGTAAGGAATTCTTCGATAGCTTCGTGCAGGATTGCAATCGGCGCGGCACTAAGCTGTTCGAATTCTTCCGGCGGGCGCTTTCCGACGCGCTCGTGTATGGAAAGTCCTATGTTGCAGTGGACTTTCCTTCGTCCAGCGCTCCGGCTTACAGCAGGGCGCAGGAAGACGAAGCCGGTCTTTCGCGAGCCTATCTGGTGAACTACTCGGTCGACGAGGTCATCAACTGGTCGTACGACGAGTTCGGTGCTCTCGAATGGATTGTGATTCGGACCGCGGTGCTCAAGCAGTCGAACGTCCGGGACGAATCGTGGAAGACCCACACGCGGTGGATCTATTACGATCGCGAAGGGTTTGAGGTCTACGCGAGCGAAGGCGAATCAGCCATAGCGCAAGGGTCTCCGGCCCTGGTGGCGTCCGGGCCGCACGCTCTGTCGCGTCAGAAGAAGGTTCCGCTCTTCGAGTTGTCCGTCGTGGATGGCCTCTGGTTGATGAATAAGGTGTCCCTGCTGCAGCTGGAACACTTTAATAAGTCCAACGCGCTGGCATGGGCTTTAACTATGGGGCTGTTCGCGGTCCCCGTGGTTTATTCGGATCGCGAGTTCGCTCAAATCGTGGGTGAGTCGTACTTCATCCAGCTCGGGGCGGGCGATAAGTTCGGGTGGACCGAGCCTGAAGGTCACGTCTATCAGATCGCCGCCGACAACCTGGTGAATCTGAAAGACGAGATCTACCGGGTCTGTTACATGAATAG